CACCATCAGCCGCCGCAGCTGATGCCGCACCAGATGCAACGGTGATGTTGATGTCATCAACGTCAAGCGTTGTGCTGTTGACTGTTGTTGTGGTGCCATTCACCGTCAAATTGCCGCCAACCGTCACGTTGCCAGTCGTGTCAACTGTCGTGAAATTGCCGGTTGATGCTGTGGTAGAACCGATAGGCGTGTTGTCAATCGTGCCGCCATCAATATTTGCGCTAGTGATGTCAACTTGTGCCAGCACATCTTGCTCAATGGCATTGTTCAACTCTGCGCGGCTGATTTTCTTTGTGACTGAGCCAGAGGTGTCAACAACCACAAAAAAGTCATCGGCTGCAGTGTCTGCGCCAACGATTGACGTCAATTCTGAGATTTTTTTGTCAGCCATTTTGCCACCTACGTTTTGATAATGTAATTCAACACGATTGTCGGCTGCACGTTGTTGTGAGCCTCATCGCCGCCGGTTGATTGTGTTGAATATGTGATGTTTGAATGTGCGCCCGACACCCAATTACCGGTATAGCCCACGCCGTTATCGTTGCCCAACTGAGCGCGGCTGTTCTCACCCATTGAGTGCGTGTGTGACGGCAATTGCGCCTCTGTCAGTGTATGCGTCTCTGAACCACCAGTCGCACCCAAAGTGTCGCCATTCAAGCCGCCAGACTGGTTGGTGAGGCGATTGGCTGATGTGCCGCCCATATCATCTTGACCCGCGATAACACGGCCACGCAAGTCAGGCACGTTGAATGATGCGCCAGAACCGCCGTAAGTGTAGCCAATTGCGGCAAACAAATCAGCGTATGTGCTTGTCGACAAGGACTGACCATAACAGAACAACCAGTCTGTCGGCGCAGATGTTCCGGCGTATGGCATCATCGCACCGGCTGGCAACGCCGCCGCTTGTGCTACGCGCAAAGGCGTCATCAATTCAGTGTTGTTCGTTCCGGCCTTTGCTGTCGCTTCTGACGCAATCTGTAGGTCGATGATTTTGGTGCCAGTGCTGTCAAGGATGTCAATGCCAGCCGCAGATGCCGCTTTGATGCTGTTGGAAATCAACTTGACGCGGCTATTTGTGACATCCATTTCTGCCACAATGATCCAGTTCGCATCATTAGCATCGCGCATTTTCAGATAGTTGTTGGCGGTATCGTGCCACCACATACCCGCATATGTGGTTGACGGCGCAGTCGCACTGCCATTGTTGGTGGCAATCGCCTCTAGCGCATCGTTCAAGTCGGCGCGAAATGCCGGTGTCGTCTGATCCGAAATTACATAATCGTGCGTTGCCATTTAATACCTCACAGTGGCGGCCAACTCCGACAAAGCCGGTGTCACGTCATCGCCAGTTGATTGCAATTCTACCCGAAACCGAAAAGCGCGTCCACTGAAGTCACCAGATTTGAAACGCTTGTACGCAGACCACGTTGGCGATCCAGCAGGGTCATCATCTGTCGTGCTAACGAATGTTATAACGTCAGTGTCAGCAAAAGATGAGCCGCCGGTCAGATCGTCAAAGTTACCGCCCAAACTGTCAAAGTTGCCGGTTAGCGTGTCGAACGTAACAGTCGCCGCATCGTTTATTCGCAAGTTGTCAACTTCAGTGCTACAACGCGCCACTCGCACACTTCCGGTATCGATGTAGTTACTGAAATCATAAGTTGCTGTTGTTGGGGCAGTTGATGGATCGGTGATCCGCAAGCGGTTATCAACAACACTGCAACCAGTTTTGGTGCCAGTAAAAGTGCTGTGTTCTGTCTGTCTTTGCGTTGTGCCATAGATGTCCAAGTCCTCTGCCCGCACAACGATTGACGTTGCGTTCACCGACTGGTTGCCAGATTTGTCATATGCCTTGATCAAATAGGTGCCAGACTGCGCCGGAACAATCACGCTGTTGGCTGGCCGCGCCACCTTGTTGACGGCTGTGATTGCGTTGGCAAATGTCGCGCCACTCTCCAAAAAGCTGTGCCGGATGCGATAGAACGACAGGTCAAGATCAGCGACAGGTTCCCATTCTAACAAAATGCCGGACGACCCCACATTGAAACTAAAGTCAGTAACATCAGCCGGTGGGTCGGCTAGGTTTTCAACGCCAAAATTGGATACGATAGAAAAATCGCCTTTGATGCCAAACGTGTTGATGCCTCTGGCCCGAATATCATAATCATCATCAACAACGTCAATGATTTCAAACTTGCCCAGATCGCCAATCCCAGCCGATATGTAATCTGTATCTGTAGACTTTTTAAACTGCACCTCTACGTTGTCGATCCGCTCCGGCGCGTCTGATGTTGTTGTCGCCACTATCACATTGGTCAGATGCTCATTGATGATCCGCGCCTCTGACGTGATGGCAAGACCGATGGCCGGAACATCAAACGGATCGGCCAGTGTCGTGTTGTTGGCCTCAAACGCGGTTTCTTCAGCTGACCAGTCATAAACGGCTGATGACGTCTCGCGCAGTGTCATATTGACGATTAAGTCACCACCCTCTGATCTGCCAAACCCCCAGTTGATAACTTGAAACGGTTTTTCATCAAACCCAGCGCGGGTGTTTGTGAACTTTACAACATCACCAACTTGCACTTGCAACGCCCTTAATCCGAACGATGCTGACACAGTTAATTGTTCGCGATTGGTCAAAAGGGCTATTTTCGCTATTCTTTGCGCGGTGGCCGATGATGACGTCAAGCCCATTTGCAAATCCATCGCGCTTTCTTGCCCACCATCTGCCTCGATAAACGTGGTTGATCTGATTTCTGGAAAGTCGCTAAACTGCCAATTGCTTTCAGCACCGCGAAACGTGCCTTTAACAATGTTGAAATTGTCGCGGCGAGAATGGCGCGTTTGTATGTCTACACCGGAACGCAAATCATCCTCGTCAAAAACAACTGATGGCGTGGTGTAAGCCGCCGCACGGATGCGCCACTTTCCTTGCGCGTACCACATAATTCCACCCATACACCGCAACAAGGCATCAATGCTTTCAGATGGCTGGCTGCCGGTGCTAATTGCACCGTTAGTTGTATATCTTTTCTCAGTGCCGCCAGTCGCAAGAGACACATCTTCGTCACAAACATTCGCTGCGGTTATGACAAGCGTGTCGTCAATTTCTTCACTGTCCGATGCAAGCCCATATGTTTCTGTAAGGTAATCACGCACACACAAAGCGGCGTTATCAGACCACGCAGTTGTGCCGGTGTTCGGATTGTAGACTTTTTTGCCTTTGATAATTGCGGTTATATTTGGTTCGCCATTCGGGAAAGCATCAGCGTCAAACTGTAGCCGTGCATAAACGTAGCAAATACCTTGCAGTCGGTGATCGGCAGTCCACTTGCCCTCACTCTCATCAACAAGGTCGCCGTCAGCAACCTGTGTGGCACTGCCCAAATGCTTATTGATGCGAACCTTGCCAACATATTTATCCGGCGCAGTGACCTCGCCATCGCCGTCAAGCGTCAATGCCTCATCATTCAAATATACGGTGGTGATTTCTTCACATTCGTGACCAGCTAGTGCAACGATGATGTGCAGAAACTTGTTGTTGTCTGTGGCCTCTTTGTAGACAATAACGCCGCCGACCTTTGTTTGGCCGTAAATGATCTGATGGTCTGCTACCGGAGAAACGCCACTGACCAATATCGCTGACTGTGAGGCATCTGTGGTGCTGATGCGTCTTTTGGGCGTTAATGACTGCTGCACCAAACCAATCGCCACACTGGTCAAAAATGCAGTCAAAAGATAAGTTCCGGCAGACGCCAGAGCAACGGTTCCGACAACAATGCCAACACCGGTTGCAATTAATGCAGCTGCGGCAGCGGCGACAATTACTTCTTCAGCGTATGCAACTGTCGGCAATAAGGCAAAAAATAATGTGTAAAAAAAAATCTTCATTATTTTACGCCCCAAAACAAATCATCGTCATCAATCAAAGTGAACACTAAACCATCAGACCCGACAAAAGCTGCGTATTCCGACAAAACAATCCCAAAAACAAAAGACATCACCGCTGTTTTTTGCCGTCTCAAAACAATTGACCCACGCGGCGGCAATTTCAAATCTTGTCTTTGAAACTTTGCATCCAGCGCGTCAATGATACTGTCAAACCCGAATTGGTTCAACTTGCGCCGATAATTAAGAAACGCAC